ACGACTCCAAAATGGCAATATCAGTTTGGCTACTGTTTGTACTCCTGTTTCCTCCACTGGCATCTGGGTAAATATATATCTTGTTCATAGGATATCTGGCTTTAATGGTTTGTGCCAAAGCATCTGTATCGTGAACCCCTGATATCTCGTCAAATATTAACAATTTTTGATCTTGGACGATACCAATTACAGCATTAGTATTCTGAATATTAAAATCAATTCCGATTCTTAAAGGTTCAAGACCAATATCAGGTTTATTGTTTATGACATTCTGTTCTCTAGTAAAACGATCATATACTTGCCCAGTTGTTAAATTAATAAATTCTCCATTGAGATAGGCTTGCAGCATCGAAGGATCATAATTAGAACGCATACGCTCTAAGAAGTCTGGGGGGAGATGGGGATTATCCTCTGACCGCATTTTGATAAGCTGCCTATCGGTTCTCTCCTTTGCTTCATCTGTACCAAAAGTCTGATATAACCAGCGAAACCCCTCTGGTGTACTAGCTGCACAGAACTGTCTGACATTACCAGCCCTAAGTCGTCCCAGTATCTTTGGGAAAGCTTTTTCACAAATGGTCGGACTGACAACATCTATTTCGTCTGCAAGGCAAAAGGCCAGATTCAAGCCTATAATTCTGCTCCAGTTCTCGAATGACCTACACAACAGCTTGCAATCACCCTCTTTCAGATGCACAACATACTCAGGCAAAGGACTGGCTCTGAAGCTGTAAGGTATTTCATAATGCTCAAGGAACTGATCGAAATCTGTTTGCCATATGTCTCTCAAAAGCGGGCCAGTTGGTTCAAGGATTGCACCGATAAAACCTACATTTTGAGCCATAAGCTTCAAGGCCATTGCACAAAGGGATCTTGTCTTGCCAGCACCATAACCAGCGGATAATCCAACAATCTCTGTTTGGTTGTCAAAGAATAGCTGTTGCTGTGGATGTAAGTCGTTTCTTATCCTAGTAAGTAGCTCAGTAGTATCTATATCAGTGTAATGACTGCCTATGTGATCTAATACAGAACCTTCTCTGGAAAGTATGCTCAAGACATCACCTGTGCTACTTTTGCCATTGAGTTAATGCAACCTAAAGCAACAGATAATTGACCTCCTTTTCTTGCCTCTTTTGCCAGTGATGCATACTGAGCTAAAACTTCAGCCGTAAATTGTCTTCTATCAATATCAAAGTCTTTTTTTAAGATTAGTGTTGCCTCTTGGATATATCTATCAATAGACCTTTGAGTAACACCCCATTCAGTTGATGCAAATTGACTTATTTCTGATCTGACAGTACCAACAGACAAAAGCTTTGCAACTTTGTTGACTCTAAACTCATGCTCATTCTTGCTGGTTCTTCCGTTAGCCACTATGGGGATATGGTTTTTATTAGTTTAAATGTAGCTTGAATTGCTAGTTTTTGTCGATTTATACAACTTGAGACTCATTTAAGATTACAAGGTGTTCCCACGTTCCCATGTGTTCCCAGAAATGCTTAAGACTTACCTAACCCTATATATATCCCTAATATACCTATTATTATATTTATATATAAAACATAGAGAACATAGAGAACATATATATATAAGATAGTGATAGCAGAGGTTTTAGCCGTTCCCAGTAGTGGGAACAGGGGTGAGAACAGGTAGGAACCAGACCCATTTGGGTGTTCCCTCCAATCTTTTTCTTTTACGTTCATAATGTAAGGATTTGAGAATGGATGAGACGGTCATGGTGTCAGATTTTGTTTGATTTGATATTGGTTTTTCTATTGCTTCGGTTAATAAAAGTTCTATGGTTATATCTTTGACAGCATTTGCTGGATCGTTTAAGTAGTTGACGATAACAGATTGCCATGGGCTATCGACCATATATTTTAAATTTTCTTTTTCAATTTGATTTTCCTGTTCTGTTGATAGGAAATGCTGTTCTTTGTTTTTAAAAAGGTAAAGAGCCGCTGACCATAAAGAATCGCGTTCTAGTTGAAGTGCATCAAGATCTATTGATTTTGTCGTGCAGGGTATTATATGAAATCTACGATTGCCTGTGTCATCAATAAGAACACCTGATTCCTTATTAGTACTTCCACAGATTATGCCTCTTCTTGGCCATTCTTCTACTGCCTTGCCGTATGGAACTCTAAGGAGGTCAGTTGATCTTGATAAAAATGCCTTTATCACTCCAGCGTGTTTGCGGCTTGTTACTCCGTCAATTTCTGACCATTCCATGCCCCATGAACGATGAAGTACTAAAAGATCATCTTTAGAGGATATATCACCGAGGGCATCTGAAAAGAAAGGGCCAAATAGTACTTGCCAGAAAGAAGATTTTTTTATTCCTTGTGGCCCTTGTAATACTGTGGCTGTGTCATGTTTACAACCAGCCATGAAAGCTCTTCTTACTGCGTTGATCAGAGTAAGTTTAAGCATGGTGTCATATATAGTCGGCTCTGGTAAGTTTTGATCCTCTGGCCTTAAATATGTAGATGCCATTCTTTCAATTCCATATAGTTCTGGCTTTATTTCGTTGTAGCAATGATCAAGATATAGTTTTACAGGGTCATATTCATTCTCATGGGCTACTTTAAGAAGACAATCAACAGCCATTTCTTTTGGAACTTTATACCCAAGTTCTGCAAGTGTTAAATAAAAAAGCTCAATATTTTTAATTACTTTGCCATCCATTTCTATGGAATGAGAGAAGATATTAAATCTTATTTCCTGTTTTAAGTTGCGTAAAAAATTTATTAATTCTTGTGATGTCAGCTGCTCAAGTTTTGTTGGAATTATTGTAGATTTTTCCTGTGGTTTTATTGAGTTTGGAAAACTGCGTGGTGGTGGTGTCCATCCATCCTCTGATGCAAACTTTTGCAGAGTGCCTAATGAAACACCAGATGATTTAAACGAAGCCCATTTTTTTTCACATTCACCAGATTGATATTTACTGTTTTTCTGTGATAAAGCTTCCCATTCTTGAAGAAGAGAATCATCGCCAACAGAATGAGCAGCCATTCCAATTTTTAGCCATGAATCATAATCATCTAAACGTGATGGATTTATTGATTGAAGTAATGAACGTGCCTTATCTGATTCTGAATTATATGTCTGAATTTGAGGAGTTTTTGTCTTTTTCTTTTTCTGCTCCATCATCTTTTCGATTATGGCAATAGGAGCTTCAGCTATTTGTTTAATATCTGTTGGTGATCTTCCATCCATCCACCTGTAACCATCTGTTATTGGATGTTTTCCAGAAACTATTGACTGTGTGCCATCCCAACGGAGTTCTATTTGTTCAACAGAGCCATCTTCATCTTTGACTCCTGTTTGAAATTTACGAGTTTTAATTTTTGACCAATACTTTTCTGGCACTTGGTAAATTATCTGGAATCTACCGACTCGACCTGATGTGACCATCCAAGAGGGTGGTAAAGAGGAGAGAGAAAAACCCCATTCACCTAATATTTTTGCTGCTGAAGGTCCATCATGGTCTAAGAAAAGAAGCCCACCTGAAGGAGTACCACAGCAAACACCGATACCTGTGGATTTTTTGGCTGATATTTCTTTAAATAGTTGTGATCGTGTAAGTGGATTATTCTGCCAGTCATTTTGGTATGGTCTTTTATTTTGAACGGCAACAAAACCCCAATGCTTTGGTAAGCCAAGTAATTCTTCTTTTATATCCATTTTTATGCGGCTTGCTCCATTTTTTCAGAGACTATAGATCTTAATAAACAAGACCTTGATTCAGACCCTTTATTATCATCAAGCCATTTTATTTGACCCTGTGAAAGTTGAATATTAATTGTTTTTAAAGTTTGCTCTTGTTCCATATCTAGGGTTGTTTATGTGTAACTATAGGGTAAGATACCACTAAATCTAGTAGAGTCAATGATTCAATTAAGAGAATACCAAAAAGAGGCCAGCGAAAAGCTTACAAGTCTTTGTAATAATTATGGGCATGGATATTTAAGTGGTGAATGTAGGACAGGAAAAACACTTGTTGCTTTATCAGTTGTAAAAAATATGGATGAAGATAAGGTTTTAATAATTACAAAAAAGAAAGCGATAAGCAGTATAAAAAAAGACATA